AAAATATGACAGCCACGCACATGACAAACGATTTCATACGCACACAAGACAACCTTCTACGCTCTTTTTGCGCACGCACGCCTGCGTCCCAGCTCATTTCTTCTCGTTCGAGTCCCACACCTTCTCGCGAGATGGCCCAAGTGAGCTTCCTTCAGTTCGGCGAAACTGGAACTGGAATCACGTTCGATCAACACACCTGGCATGTTCTTCCATATGACAAAGAAGCTCATGAAAGGTCAGTTGCCAAAAAGTGGCATGCATACTACTTGCAAGCAGGAGAGGAATTATCACGCCAATCACATGCCTTGCAAAAGTTCGATTCAGTATTTTATAAGAGACGCGCTCTTATTGGAATCGAAGAACCAGTTGATATCACTGACTGGATGGCCGATGATGATGATGGCCATGAAATAGTGAGTGAGTTTAAGGTCATACCAAAACAGCGCAGGAACAAACTTCCGAGGCACACTGGTATAGCTGAGAACCTTACGCGTGCAATACTAAATATTGCGCGTAAGACTCACGTTGAAATAGAGATTGTGGGCAAGAAACGTAACCAGATGCGTTTCAAGAACACACATGGACACGAGCTGCTTCATGTTAAAACTCAACATGAATTTAAGAAACTTGTTAGAACTGATCTCAAAACAGATGAATTTCTCACTGAAATCCTTAGGATAGCACGCCACACGGAACATGTAAAACCTATTACCAAGGTTGGAGAAATCAAACCAGGTCACAGTGGAGCGGTGCTCGCAACGGAAGCAGATCAATTGTTCATTGTACGAGGCATTGCAGAAACAATGCTAGTCGACGCACGTGAACATTTCAAAGGTGACCTAAAGCGCATTCAGCACTTCAGTGAAGACAAGAATGAGAAAGTCACAATCAGTCCATTCAGACACGCATATAACTTGCCACAGAATCCGCACATGTGCGCTTTGCAATGGGATGAAACATCTGTGGTGCAGTTTCAGCAAATGTTGAGTCAGGCCTTTGTTCCACAAACACATTTCCAATGCGGAATGTGTGCTGCAAATGCAGCAGAGAGGAGCAGAAGCGAAATCATTACCGATGCACGAAACTCCCACATGATGGGTGCACTTGAGCAAGAGAGAGGAAGCGGTAGGTGGAACGCCCTTGCGAACATTTTTGATACACTGTTAGGGTCATCTGAGACGGAAGCGGGTATACAAATAACGCAAGAGATTGCAAAAATATGCTTTGGGAACAACACTGAACCCTTTAGAAGCATTATGCAAATCACGCAAGTACTGACCGACCCTTTCACTTGTGATGGAGAAAAGGTACAACAAGCACGCGAAGCAACCCTTCAGTTAGCACGATATCTTAAAAATCGTGAGCTCAATGTTGGTACTAGTTCAAAGGATGTATTTAAAAATCCATACCCACCAGTCTCAAAAGTTAACTATGTATTAGCACGTGGAAATGGAAAAATCACAAATGTGGAGTGGGGAGAGCGAATGCAACTAATACGCTCCTTTATGTGCAAGCATTTCTTCTGGACTGACATAGACAAAGCAAGCACTTTTTCCAGAAGAAAACACATTAGAGGGGAACGACTTGTTGCCGCACCAGCCTTACAAATACCTAGAACAATGAGAGAGACAAGATCATTGATGGAAGGAGAAAAGGTGCAAGAATTTCCAATCACGGATGCCTGCAAAACATGGAGGAATGGACAACTTGTATACACATGTTGTTGTGTAACACACACTGATGGGGCACCATATTTGACACAAGTGCACTTTCCAACAACAAATGCTTTTTGCATAGGAACACAAGGTAACATCGAACTCATAGCAAACCCATTTGCCAATACTGATGGGAAAATACTCGCTGCAAAGGCAGGATTGTGTTACATACAAATCTTCCTAGCCATGTACGTGCACATCAACGAAGCGCAAGCGCCGCGATTCATTCGCCTCATTGCGAAGATGGTTGAACTTCTCGGTGAATGGCCAACCATGCGGTCAGTTGCAACGGCATGTTGCATGATTGGTTTGTATTTCCCAGAAACTCAGAGCGCTGAACTCCCAGAGGTACTTGTTGACCATGAACATAAAACAATGCATGTTGTTGATTCAAGTGGATCACTATCACATGGGTACCATGTGCTTAAGGCAGGGACTGTGAAACAGATATACTCCTTCATGTCTGATGAGATCAAAAGTGAACTGGCCGAGTATAATGTTGGTGGACAGCACGCTGACATAGCAAAACTAATACCAACTCTTATACGAGCGACTTTTAACAAACAAGAGTTCATCTGGTTAATGAGCGATAATCCCTATCTTATTCTTTTAGCTGTTTTATCGCCAGCTGTTTTGCGGCAAGTTAGTGACAGTGGAAATCTCCGAAGAGCTCTATGCAGATTCATTCACATTGATCAGCCATTAGCTCAAATCCTGTCAACACTCGATTCATTGGCAGCAAAAGTTTCACGTCTAGAGCTTATTGACCAGCAGTTGGAATGTCTTTACACATCATATCCTCAAATGCTAGACTTCGTCGCAAGCCTCGTTGAAAGTTCACCTGAGGAAAAACTCATCAAGAGCTTCCTTTTGAGTCACATACGCAACACAATTGAAATGCAGAGATCAGATATTCAGCTCGTACACGACGGATTTTGCACTCTAAACATGGAGATGCGACGGAAAAAAGAACTGTATTATTTGGAAGTTGTGCACACGTATTTCAACGAATGCGCATATCATCAGCAATTATATTTAAAGTTGCGTACACTGAGGCCATGCAGCTATATAAAAAGATGTTTCAGAAATCTAAAGCAAAACTTTACGAAAGAAACATGCAGTTCTTGCATCACTACGCCTTTGGGATGGGGTACGACAGGACTTTGGTACGCGAAAAGTTGCGTCACTGGCACTATATCAAAGGGTCGGAAAACAGCGGTCAGCCTGGTTCGCAAAGCAGCAATCAAAGGGATTACATTTGTCACACCTGAAATTGGAAAAATGTTGGGCATGCTTTCAGCAATTAGCATTCTTCTAACTATAGCGAACTCAGCACATAGAATGATTTGCAGGAAGCGGCTTGAAGCTCGTAGATTAGCACTCGAAAAGGAGGACTTGCTACTTGACATAATTGCCAAGGAGATGGTGGATTACTGCACTGTGCACAAACTGCTATACACTAAAGAGCTAGACTACACACAATTTGTTGACTGGCTCGAAAAGAAGCACGCGGAGGCAGGGAAACTCGCGCACAGATTATTTCTTGAGGAAGTTGAGCACCAGGCAAAAGACACAAATCACATCTGGACAGAGAAGTGCATTGCAACCTTTGTGCTAGTTATGATGATGTTTGACACGGATCGTAGCGACAAACTGTATTCAACGTTAAATAAACTCAAGGGCGTCTTTTCAACAATTGGACAGGATGCAGTGTATCACCAAAGCCTGGACGACATCATGGACACGGACGCAGCCAAGAATGCGACAATCGATTTCATCAGGGAGGAGGAAATGGAACCAAAGAAACCAATCCTCAGTCAAACATTCGAACAATTTTGGGATACTCAAATCACTCAGAACAGGACAATACCTCATTACAGAACAGTTGGGACTCTCTTAGAAATGACCAGAGAAACAGCACTTGACACGGTGAATACTATCACAAAAGCTGCAATTGGATCTGAATTTATAGTGCGTGGCGGTGTTGGGACAGGCAAATCAACATATCTTCCGTCGCTCATCTCTGAAAGAGGAAGAATTTTGATTTTGGAACCAACCCGGCCATTGACCGAGAACGTCGCAGAGCAACTCAGAGGTGAACCACACTATAAGAGTCCAACAGTGATGATGAGAGGTCTAAGCGTCTTTGGATCTAGCCCCATCACGGTTATGACAAGCGGATTTGCTCTCCATTTTTATGCCAATAACAGAACAATGCTTAAGGAATTCAGTTATATCATGATTGATGAGTGCCACGTTATGGACGCTGACGCCATGACATTCTATTCACTGTGCAAAGACATTGGAATAACTGCCAAGATTCTAAAAGTATCCGCTACTCCACCAGGACGTGAATGCGATGCGAAACCGATCTTTCCCGTCAAAATGACCATTTGTGAGCAGCTAACATTCGAAGGTTTTGTGAATGCACAAGGAACTGGTTCAGCTAATGATGCAACAGTGCTTGGACACGACATATTAGTTTATGTTGCGAGCTACAATGAAGTTGACCGATTATCATCACTTCTAACGAATAAAGGGTTTGCTGTCACGAAGGTGGATGGTCGGACAATGAAGCTACACAATGGGCCAATTCCCATGATTGGGCACTCAGGAAAGAAGCATTTCATTGTTGCGACCAACATCATTGAAAATGGCGTCACCCTCGCAGTCGATTATCTGGTTGATTTTGGAACAAAGGTCGTCGCCGAGCTGGACATGGATGGGAGGCGCATCGCGTATTCGAAGTGCCCAATTTCATTTGGAGAACGCATCCAGCGAATTGGTCGCGTTGGAAGGATTAAACCTGGAGGAGCTTTGCGCATAGGAGAGACAAAGAAAGGAATTCCGGAAATACCAGAGTCAATTGCCACTACAGCAGCCTTCAACTGCTTTTTGTATGACCTCCCGGTTATGACAGGACAAGTATCGCTGAATGTGCTCTCTCGGTGTACCCGTGAGCAAGCGCGAACCATGGCGGCATTCGAAATTTCACCATTCGCTATGGCACCCTTGACAGCATATGATGGATCTATGCACCCAGCAGTACACAGTGTTCTGAAGCGATATAAACTAAGGGAATCAGAGATTAAGCTAAAACGCTCTTCGCTTCCTTTGAGGTCTTCAAGTTCTTGGTTCACAGTGCGTGAGTATGAAACATTCGCCGGGACAATTTTGATAGATAATAAGGATGTCAAGATTCCATTCCTCATTAACAACATCCCGCATAAGGTTTTTGAAGAATTGTGGACTGCAATAATGAACAACAAGGCAGATGTTACAACAATGAGCATCTCAACAATTCAATCTCAAAAGATCGCCTACACATTGCAAACAGATTCCACCTCATTGCAAAGAACTATCACGACAATTGACATGTTAATTGCAGAGGAGCAAAGAAAGAAGCAGATGTTCGCCGCATATACAGCCAATTCCTCTGGTGGCTTTATGGTAAGTCTCAGCGCGATAGCACAATGTCTGAAATCCCGATGGGCGCGTGACTTCTGTGACCATAATCTACACACTCTAATTGAAACTCGAAATCAGTTGTGTGAGTTCGAAAATCTTGCAGTTGAAAGATACACAGAAGACATTATCAGGAATTACCCTTGCGTTACTCTTGTAGAACACCAAAGCCGTGATGAAATGATACAAAAACTACAATTGAAGGCTAAGTACGACAACCGCTTGATCGCTACCGACTTGGCTTTAACAGCCGGCACGCTAATCGGCGGTGGCGTTATGCTCTACAAGTACGTGATGAATGCCGTTGACGAACAAGTCACGTTCGAAGGTGATAGCAAGCGAGCACGACAAAAGCTTCAATTCAAGCAAGGAAGGGCAAACAAGGAATACAACGAAGTTTATGCGGATGAGGACACGATTCGTGAGAATTTCGGTGAAGCTTACACTAAGAAGGGGAGAAAAGGAGCAAACTTCACTAAGGGTACTGGCAAGAAGACTCACGAATTCACACACTTCTATGGAATTGATCCAACACAGTATGAACTCGTTAGATACATTGATCCTCTCACTGGCTACACAATCGATGTGAATGCGCAACAAGCTGTCAACGCTAGATCTTTGGAGCAAGCATTTATTGATGAGAGAGAGAACCTGCATGAGGAGTCTTTGTTAGCTCCAGGAGCCACATTCATACCTAGTGATCTGCAGGCGTATTTCATCAATACGCAAACACGACGAGCTCTTCGAGTGGATCTTGAGCCGCATAATCCTATGCGAGTTGGGCACAGGACTAACAACATCGCAGGCTTCCCAGATAGAGAAGGTGAGTTTAGACAATCACGCCCAGCGAGACCAGTCAACATATCGCAAATACCAGACAAGAAGGACAGTTGTGTGGCTCATGAAAGCAAATCTCATCTCTGTGGTGTCCGCGATTACACTTTCGTATCCAAAGTCATTTGTAGCTTGGAGTACTATTTTGACGACATGGTTCGATGTTTGTATGGAATTTGCTACGACACGTTCATCATAGCCAATGCCCATTTAATTCCAAAACCAAATGGTTGGCTCAAAATTAAAACAAAGCATGGAATTTTCACGGTGCAAAACATGCAGAAGCTCAAGATTAAGGAAATCAAAGGGACGGACTTAATTGTGATCACATGCCCTAAGGACATGCAACCGGCTCCATGTCGGCTCAAGTTTCGGGCACCACGAAAAGGTGAAAAGGTCGTCATGATTAGCACCACGTCTAATGATTCATCAGGCGTCCCAATGGTCTCGGAAGCAAGCGTGACAACTCACAAGCCGAACACAAACTTCTGGATTCACTGGATCTCAACTAAGCGCGGGCACTGTGGCTTGCCGATAGTTTCACTAGATGATCAATGCATCCTCGGTCTTCACAGTCTCGGTTCAGTTCACGTCAAAGACAATTATTACGCCATCTTCGGTGATAACTTTGTCAGCGAGAATTTGCTAAATACGAGTCCCGGTGACTGGATGAGCAGATGGTCTTACAATCCAGACAATATCGACTGGGGAACGATGGATCTTAAAATGAGCAAACCAGGAGGTAGCTTCAAAACCACGAAAGATATCACTGATATAGACACTGACGTTGAACATCAACACAATCAGTACACATGGTTAACCAAGTACATTGGTGGCAACCTTGCAGCTGTTGCAAAGTGTCCTGGAAATCTCATCACAAAGCATGTTGTGAAAGGGAGAAGCCCAACGTTTTCCCTATACCTGTCGGTTGATGAGGAGGCAAATGCATTCTTTAAACCCTTGTTATCACACTATAGCCCAAGCAGACTAAACAAAGAAGCCTTTGTCAAGGACGTCACAAAGTACGATAAGTTAATATCAGTTGGAGACGTCGACATTGAATGCTTTGTGCAATCAGTGCAATCTGTTTTCAATTTGCTATCTCGACTTGGCTTTCAGGAGTGCGCCTATATCACCGATGCTGAGGAAATATTCGCGTCTTTGAACATGAAAGCGGCAGTTGGAGCTCTTTATGGCGGTAAGAAGGAGACATACTTCTCGGACTTCTCCAACGAAGACAAGCAGCAAATCCTCAAAGAGAGTTATGAACGCTTGTATGAAGGAAAGTTTGGTGTATGGAACGGATCGTTGAAAGCTGAGCTTAGACCAAATGCAAAGGTTGAAGCGAACAAAACCCGAGTCTTCACAGCAGCACCTCTGGACACACTTCTTGCAGCGAAGGGTTGTGTTGACGACTTCAACAACCAATTCTATAGCAAGCACCTCGAAGGCCCGTGGACGGTGGGAATCACAAAATTCAAAGGCCGATGGAACGATTTTCTTCGTCTCTTACCGGATGGGTGGATCTATTGCGATGCGGATGGTTCTCAATTTGATAGCTCATTAACTCCTTATCTCATAAACGCCATTCTCAATGTTCGATTGCAGTTCATGCAGGAATGGAACATTGGAAAGAGATGTTTGGAGAACCTCTACACTGAAATTGTCTACACAGCCATAGCAACTCCAGATGGGTCAGTCATTAAGAAGTTCAGAGGGAACAATAGCGGACAGCCATCAACAGTCGTTGACAATACATTAATGGTTGTCTTAGCTATGCAATACGCTATAGCAAAACATGGTCTTAGTCCAGAGTCAACGGATAGCTTTATCCGGTACTTTGCTAACGGTGATGATTTGGTTATAGCAATTGCTCCAGAAAAAGTTGATCTACTAGACACGCTTGCACAGAGCTTCGGCGAACTTGGTCTAAATTATGACTTCTCATCAAGGGTTGAGAAACGAGAAGACCTTTGGTTCATGTCGCATCAAGGAAAACTCATCAACGACATGTACATACCTATGCTCGAAAGGGAACGGGTTGTAGCCATATTGGAGTGGGACCGAAGTCATGAGCCTGAGTTTCAAATGGATGCAATTAATGCTGCAATAATTGAATCCTGGGGAGACGATGAGTTGATATATCAAGTTCGAAAGTATTACAATTGGCTGCTCGAGCAAGAACCATACAAATCCCTTGCAGATGCTGGAAAGGCTCCTTACCTTGCAGAGACAGCACTCACAAAGTTGTATACAGATGTCGATGCCTCCCAAGAGATTTTGGATCTGTACCAGAATTGTGTTATTGAACTTCCACAATTTGATGAGCCAACTCTTGTGTATCACGAAGCAGACGACCAACAAAATTCTCAGGACAATCCTTCAAGTGAGGATAACAAGACAAACCCGCAAACAGGAGATGGACAACGAACCCCAGCAGCTGATCAACAACAAAATAGAACCAATACGGAAAATACTGAGAATCAACAAAACGCAGCCAACCAGCAGCGAAATCGAACAACGGAGAACGCCCAAAAAGCGGCCAACGATGACAAATCAAAGCAGTTGGCAAAAGCACAGTCGAAAGAAGTTGTTCGGCAAAACAATGAAAAGCGAGCGATGAACTCTGGTGGTGATGATGCGGATGTCACGATTAAGGATGAAACGAAGACTTTTGTCATACCAAAGGTTGAGGTTTTGAACAAGAAGCTCCGCATGCCGAAATTTAAAGGGAAAGCCATGGTAAATGTAGATCATTTATTGGTTTACAAACCGGATCAGAGGGATCTTTCCAACAAACGTGCAACCCAGAGACAAGTGGATAACTGGGTTGAAAAGGTGGCGAAAGACTATGGTGTTGAAGAATCTAGCATGGACATAATAATAAATGGTTTCATGGTTTGGGCTCTTGATAATGGGACTTCCCCAAACATCACGGGCACTTGGATCATGATGGACAAAGAGGAACAACGCGAATATCCGATTGAACCACTTGTTCGCCATGCTCAACCAACGCTGCGTCAAATTATGATGCATCTTAGTGACACAGCGACTGGCTACATAGTTTTACGTAACACTAAAGAAAGGTATATGCCTGGGTATGGATTAAAGCGTAATCTTAATGATATGAGCTTAGCTCCATATGCCTTCGACTTCTATGAAATAACATCCGAAACTCCAAATCGTGTGCGTGAGGCGCACTTGCAGATGAAGGCCGCAGCTATTCGCGGCAAAGTCAATAGGACTTTCGGACTCGATGGTACTGTTTCTAGTGGAAGTGAGGACACTGAACGTCACACGGTTGACGATGTCAAGCATGGTACTCATTCATTCTACGGAGCTGGAATGAATTGAGTTCATATGTATCCAATAATCAGTGTCGTAAAAGGCCCCAGAAAATCTTTCTCTGTCTGCCGTGATTTGCGTGGTTACCACGATTGTCATGGACGGATTCACCGGATGGTTTCAGGCGTAATGCGAGAGTGTTTCAACACGAGGGCATGAAACTTGTTGCTGTGATGGAGAG